GCTTCAACACAGACAAGCAATGGTGTGGCTGGCGGCGGCGGTGGCGGCGGTGCTCTAATGTGGAGAAATGGAGTAACTGTTACTGCTGGAGATATTCTTTATGTCACTGTTGGCGCTGGTGGTTCGGGAGGCACAGCTGCTGGACAAAATAATGCCACTGCTGGTGGAGACACTTATGTAAGAACTGGTAGTCATACTGGAACTATTGTTGCTAGAGCTGGTGGCGGTCCTGCAGGTGTTTATAATTCTAGTGGCACTGGAGTTTCTGGTGGAACTACTTACTACTCTACTTATGGTGGTGGTGGAACTACTAGTGGTGGTGGAAATGGCGGCGGTGGCGGTTATGGAAGAAGTGGAAACGCTGGCGGCGGCGGAGGTGGTGCTGGTGGATATGAAGGTAATGGTGGTCGCGGTGCCAACGCTCATATAGAAACTGGATTAGCTGCAGATACTGGCAGCGGTGGCGGCGGTGGCGCTGGTGCAGGAAATAGTTATAATGGAACTACTCCAATTACAGTTGGTGGAGGTGGAGTTGGTATTTGGGGCAAGGGAGCTGATGGTAAAGCTCCTACAACTAGTAACAGCAATTCAAATGATACTCAAGGATATGCTGGATCAGGTGGTGGTGCTGAATCACTTATAAACAGCACTACTGTTCAGACCAAGGAATTTGGAGGTGGCGGTAGTGGTATGGAAGATGATGGTGATGGTGCTGCTGCTGATGGTGCTCAGGGAGCAGTTAGATTTGTATGGGGAACTGGTAGATCTTATCCAGACACATTAGTTGGTAGTGATGATGTTGCAACTTCTGACAGCAGAGAATATTTTGATGGACAAATTGGTGACTTCCGTATCTATGATAGATCTTTGAATAGTGTAGAGATTGAAAATAATTACAATAGATCGAAGTCGAAATATAATCCAGAAGCTACCTTTGTTACATCTAATGACAGAGATAGTTCTTCTCTTGCAGAATATACGAATCTATCTATTGCTAGAAGTAATATAGTTTCGGATAGTTCTCTCAAAGTCTTCTTTGATTTTAGTAATGATGCAACGTATGAGAGCAGAGAGAATCTTATTCTGCACAGTGGAAATATAAGTTATGATTCTTCTGCTGGTTGGACAGATCTTGGTAGAGCAACACTGGAGACTGGATACGATGACCCATTTGGTGGTAAGACTGCTACCAAAGTTACTAGACTAAATGGTGATGGATTGTTTAGAATACCTAACTTTACTTTAGTTGGTAATGGTCCTTTTGTATTTTCGGCATATGTAAAACTATTATCTTCTAGTGGCAGTAACAATGGAATCAGATTAGATATTTCTGATGCTGGTTTTACTGCACAGCAAGCAGTTCTAAACGAATGGAAGAGATTGGAATTTGTCTATCAGGAAAGTGATGTCAACCTTGGTTTTGCTGCAGACTATATTGATGTGGAAGTTGGTAGTGGTGTAGAGGAGTATTTGATTGCTGGTATTCAACTTGAGTCAAGTAATTATCAAACTAGATCTTCTGCTAGCAGATATGTAAGAACATATGCATATCCAATTGTAGCAAATGAAACTGTAAAGAATCTCGCAGGTACAGATGCAAACGGAATACTAAGTCCCAACGATCCTTTCATCAAGTATGTGAGATCTGGAGACTTGGGATACTTTGACTTCCCTGGATATGGAGATGCACCTGACAATCAAACAGTTGGTGAAAGATTCATTGATGTTGGTGCTGTCGGTGCAGCAAATGATTTCTCGGGAGGAATGACAGTTTCTGTATGGTTCAACTTTGATGCATTTGAAAACTATGAGAACGTTCTCGATCTAAATTATTTTACTGGTTTTATCAATAGAAACATTGGTCCTAGACTTGAGGCAGACAATGGTGGAAACTTTAGATGGTACTATTCAAATAGTATTTCTAGTAATGGTGACTATGTAGCACATAATGCTCTTGCCAGCGCATTAGCAAACAACACTTGGTATAATTGTGCATGGACTTTTGATGGTGCTAGCACAATTACTACCTATGAAAATGGAGTTGATACATTGGCAACACCAACAACTGGTGGATCTCCTGGCACTGGATGGTATGGAACAATCAATCGTATGGTTATTGGTGGAGGATTCAACAGTGGAAGCAATGGTGCTAGGATGATGAATGGTAAGATTGGAGAAGTAATGGTTTACAATAGAGCACTCAGTGCTGCTGAACTTCTTCAGAACTTCAATGCTACTAAAGCGAAGTACGGTCTCTGATAAATAAGTAAAGCAAAGACTGTACTTCCGAGGAACATAGGTAATGGCAAGGAAATCCATTCAAACAAATTATTATCTCTTTGATGCTTCTGCGAGAGAAGTTATTATCCCTGGTGGTATTCAGAGAGAACAGTTGATTCTGATTACTAATGTTACTGATAACAAAGTAATCTATAATTTCTCGGATCCTGAACTAACTGCTACTGAGTATCACATCTCTACTGATATTAGAAACGTCACGACAACTAGAGTTGTTTTGACGTATGATACTACTAGTATGTCAGACACTGATGATCTACAGATCATCTATGATGACTTTGTTGAAACAGTTCAACCATCAGAGACATATCATGATGCTGTAAACAAAGCAAAAGTATCTAATCCTCAGTCGCAGATTGATACTGACTTTGAGTATGGTACTCAGTCTACCAAATGGGAATCGTTGTCGATGATCAACAACAACCCATTTGCATATAAGTCTGAAGATCCTATTGTAATCACTGATGTTCAGGCAGTACAGGGAAGCAGAACAATTACTGTTTCTGTGAACACAACACTGTCCACAAGACCTGCTGCTGGTACTGCTATTTACATTCAGGACACGACATTCCCTGCTGCGAATGGTGTCTTTATTATCGATAGAACTCAAGGATCAACAGACTTTGAATACACTGCAAAGAATGAATGGGAATTAGCATCTGGTGGTATCTGGCAGAGTGCTAGAACTGCTCTTTACTCTGGTGTTCATTACACTGGATCTGATATTGGCGGAACTGTTTCTCTTGGAGCAGCGGGTGGAACAATGCTTGGATCTATTCAGGTTGATTGTTCTCAGGCACATGGTTTAGAAGTTGGCAATGAAGTTGCTGTTGTTGGATCTAATGGATCTAATGTAAATGGATCTTGGGAAGTTGCTAGAGTAGCTTCTCCAACTAGATTTTTCTATTTCCCAGATGGAACTCCTGGTGGATCAGTTAGCGGTGGAACTCCAAAACTTTATCCAAGACCACAAGGTAGTTCAGTACACAGATCATTTGATGGTGGTGTAAAATTCTCTACAAACAGTCATTCTAAGAACCAGCAAGCAATCAGACAAACAAAGCGTTACTTCCGTTATCAGTCTGGTAAAGGCGTATCGTTCTCCACTGGTTCTATTTTGGAACCAGCAATTGAAAACGTTGACAGCATTACTTCATCTGGTACAACTGTTACTGTTGTATCTGCAGACGCACATAACGTTACTAGAGACACTGAAGTTGATGTACGTGGCGTGAACGATAATGCATACAATGGTGTGTATCAGGTATCTAATGTTATTGATGCATATACTTTCCAATATGTTGTCCCCGCAGCACCAACTGATGCCACTGCAGCAGGTCAGTATACTGTAACTCCAGTTGATTCATATGGAACCAAACTAGAAATTGGTATGATGGATCAACAGAATGGAATTTTCTTCCGTTGGGCAAGTGGTGCTCTTAGTGTTGTTCGTAGAACGTCTACCTTCCAGTTGTCTGGTAGAGTTACAGTTGCTAATGGAAGCACTCTTGTTTCTAGTTACACTGCTGTAAACGGACAGAGCACTAAGTTCTCTAAGCAGTTGAAACCAGGAGATTATATTGTTATTCGTGGTTCTTCTTATCGTGTTGATGGTATTATCTCTGATACTCAGTTAGTTATCTTCCCTGATTATCGTGGACCAAATGATGACGGTCAACTCAGTGCAAACAATTTGATTGTAACTAAGACAGTTGAAACAGAATGGCAACAATCTGACTGGAACATTGACCGCTGTGATGGTACTGGTAAGTCTGGTTATACATTAGACCCAACTAAGATGCAGATGTTCTATATGGACTACTCTTGGTATGGTGCTGGTTTCATCCGCTGGGGATTCCGTGCTCTTGATGGTAACGTAATCTATGCTCACAAGATTCCTAACAACAACCAGAACACTGAAGCATACATGAGATCAGGTAACCTACCTGCTCGTTATGAAGTCAATACTATTCCACCAGCAACAACTGCAGCGAAGACATTATCGAATACAGATACTACTTTGTATGTTACAGATGCTCCTACTCATTTCCCTGCTGAAGGAACACTAAGACTGAAGAGATCTACTAGTGCAACGGCAGGTGTGCAGGAGTATGTAAACTACACTGGTAAGACAGTGTTCGTTCAAGATGTTATTGGTGTAAGTGCTGCAACTGCAGCTATTACCGTAGCATCTACTGCTGGATTGACTACTGGTGGTCAGCAAACCATCAAGTTTGATACTCCATTCTCAAACGTCGTAGCGGATAAAATTTATTATGTTGCTTCTGTAGATGCTAATGGCACAGACTTTACTATCACTAGCACTCAAGGCAGCACTACTGGTATCGCACTAGTAGATGCTATTGGTTCTGCATTATCTCCATTATCTCGTGCTTCATCTGGATCATTTACTGGATTGATTAGAGAGCAGGCAGGAGATACTAGTTTCGATCTTACTATGGGATCTGGACAATCTTCTGGTAGTGTAACTAATGCTAGTGGTCTACAAAAAGGACAAAGAGTTTTTGGTAGCGGTATTCCTGCTGGTACATATATTCACAGCATTAGTGGAACAAGTATTGAACTTAGTAGAGCTGTTACATCAGCAAACCCAACTGGAATCATTGCAGTTCCTATGGGATCAACTACTGGTCAAACATTCAATTATGATGACACGCAACCAGTTAGTGTAGAACTTTTGGATGCAACTTCTGTACCACAAATTAGTCACTGGGGTTCATCTGTTATTATGGATGGTCTCTATGATGATGACCGAGCATATGTTTACACGGTTGGTACGAAACTGAGAAGATCTATTGGTACTGGTGGTAATAAGACACGTTCTGTTCTTGCTCTTAGACTAGCTCCATCAGTTGATAATGGTATCATCGGTACATTCGGATCCAGAGAACTTGTTAATAGAATGCAGTTAGTTCTACGTAGCATGGACGTGCTATCTGAAGGACAGTTCTTTGTAGAACTAGTCTTGAATCCTATTCCAACATCTACTGTTGATTGGTTGCCTGTTGGTGGTACGTCACTAGCACAGTTCTCAAACATGAATGGTCAATCAAACGTTGACTTTATTGGAGGAGAAGTTATCTACGGATTCTACGCTGGTGGAGCAGAAGACAATGCTGTTCCTGAAAGTTATAGTCTATCTGATGTTAAAGAGATCTCTAATTCTATCCTAGGTGGTGGTACGGAAGACTATGAAAATACAACAGCACCCAACCCAAGTGGTATTTTCCCAGACGGTCCTGAAGTTGTAGGCATTAGAGTTACAAACATCGGCAGCACTTCTGCTAAGATTGACGCTCGTATCTCCTGGACAGAGGCTCAGGCATAAATAGAGGAGCCTTGCTACTCTATTATGGCGGAAGATAAATCCAAAGTTGTAGAGAAGGAAGACCAGGATGATGATAAAAGTGAAGTGCTCGGTAACCTTGTAAAGGTTGTCGTTCTTATTTGGTCTGCTTCTCTTCTTACATTCAGTTACGTTAGACTTCCAAATGGTAACAAAATTTTAGATTTTGATCCTACCTTTATCGCATCCGTGTTCTCTGGATCTTTAGCTGCGTTCGGACTGTCTCCTGCTAAAGCAGGTGGCGCTAGAAAAGCACCTGAGATCAAGAAGAAAGAAGAACCAACCGAACCCAAGGTCTAATCATGCAAAAAGTAATTAATGTTCTAGCAGTCCTATCATTCTTAGGAACTGCTAGTATTATTGGTGGTGGAGTTTATGTCTACCTCCAAAAAGATGCACTGATTGAAAGTGCAAAAGAAAGAGTAACTAAAGCTGCTACTGAAGCAATCGCTGGTGCTCTTCCTGGTATGCTAGATGCAGCAGTTCCTGAGTTGCCTGAAGTAACTGGTCCAGCAGTTCCCTCTATGCCATCAATGCCATGAACCT